GTTGCTAGCAAAAGAAGAAGAGTTAAAAGAATTGAAAAGAAAAGTAGACCTAGTGTCTGGTGAGGTAATACCAACCATGATGCAAGAGATGAATATTTCTACATTGAAGTTAGCAGACGGAACTTCAGTAGAAGTAAAACCGGTTTACGGTGCTTCTATTCCTAAAGCAAAACAGGAAGAGGCATATACATGGCTTCGAGAAAACGGCCTGGGTGATTTGATTAAAAATGAAATCACTGTTGCCTTTGGTCGTGACGAAGATAACAAGGCACAGCAATATGCTGTCCTTGCGCAAGGTCAAGGGTACCAACCTGTCCAGAAATTAAAGGTTGAGCCTATGACACTTAAAGCATTGGTCAGAGAGCGTCTAGAGTCTGGACAAGAGATGCCCTCTGATCTTTTTAACATGTTCACAGGCAACAGAACAAAAATAACGAGGAGCAAATAAACATGAACCAAGTAGCAGAGAAAAAGACTGCAGGTCTTCCAACAAATATGTTTGAAGATGATGCAGCAAAAGGTTTGGGACAAATAGGTCAAGAAGATCTTGCCCTTCCTTTTCTAAAAATCCTTGGACAACTTTCACCAGAAGTTAACAAACGTGATGGTAAGTATGTCGAGGGTGCAGAGCCAGGAATGATTTACAATTCTGTCTCTGGAGATTTATACGACGGAGTAAAAGGTATCGATGTGATACCGTGTTTTTACAAACTCGAGTACATCGAATGGAAAGATAGAGGAGACGGACCAGGTGCACCAGTTGCAATCTATGACTCGTCTTCTGATATCATGTCCAAAACAAAACCGGATGCAAACTACAAAGACAGATTACCAAATGGTAATTATGTTGAGAAGACTGCATCTCATTTTGTTGTTGTAACGGGAGATAGTCCATCGACTGCATTGATTTCTATGAAGTCTACTCAATTAAAAATTAGTAGAAAATGGAATTCCATGATGTCAGGTATAAAAATGAAGGGCGCTAACGGATTATTTACGCCGGCATCTTTCAGCCACATTTACAAACTAAAGACTACCCAGATGTCAAACGATAAAGGCACATGGTTTGGTTGGGAAGTTAGTAAAGCTGGTCCAGTAACTGACGAGTCCTTATACGGTCAAGCTAAGTCATTTAGTGAGAACATATCGAAAGGTAATGTTAAAGCTAAGCATGGCGAAGATAAACCAAAGGAAGCTAGCATTATATAATTCCTTCGGGAATATGTGCACAGCGTGGGCCGGAAGCGAGAGTAGACGGCCCACGTCAGGAATGTTATGGATGAAAAATATATAAAATTTTTTGAAGGCTATAGGCTAGCTTATGGTGTAGCGGACATGTCTACACTAAAGATAGACCCAGAAAGTAGAAAGCAAAAACCGATATACAGATGGAACGACGAAGCTCTAACAGATCAAGTATATAAAAATCATTTAGAGGGGACACAATCTATTGGTGTGCAACCATGCACCGAAGATGGCAACGCAAGGTTTGGTGTTGTTGACGTAGACCCACATAACTATGAAGAGTTTGATAAAAAATTTTTTATAGATGTAATTCAACAATACAAGCTACCTTTGATACCTGTCTTATCAAAGAGTGGTGGATTACATTTATACATATTCATGACAGAGTTTGTGCCTGCAGCATTAATAAAATCTTTTCTAAGTAATCTGTTGCCGTTATTTAAATTAAAACCAGATTGTGAAATTTTTCCAAAACAAACACAACTAACAAAGGACAATGAAACAGGACAATTAAACAAAGGTAACTTTATAAATTTACCATATTTTAAAAAAGAACAAAGGGTTGCAGTAAATATAGATGGCACACAATTTACGTTCGAACAGTTTATACAAGTCATAGAGTCTAACATTGTAAGTGGCGATGATCTTAAAACAATTACAGAATCTATAGAGAAGCAGGACATGGAAGGTGTGGACGATGAGTTTATAGAGGGTCCACCTTGTTTAGCAAAACTATCTACAATCATGAAGGACCCAGCCTTTGATGGCAAAGACAGATTTATGTACAACTACCATGTATTTGTTAAAATGAAATATCCAGACACGTGGCAGCAAAAAGTTATGAATGCACCAGTAAAATATTTTGCAGGTGAACATGCTAACGCGTGGGACAAACAACATTTAAATCAAAAACTAAGATCGTGGTCAAAACAATTTAAGGGATTTACCTGTACACAGAGCCCTATCAGCGAGCATTGTAAGAAAGGTATATGTGTTAAAAAGAAGTTTGGTATACTTGCAGGATCAAAAGGATCTTATCCTGTGTTGACAAATCTTAAGAAAATAGATCTAGATCCAGAACCAGAGTATGAATTTGATGTCACCAAACCAGATGGTATCGGCACAGCTACAGTACATTGTAAAACAATTGAACATGTTAACGATCAACGTAAACGTAGAAATGCAATAGCTAGAGCTGCAGGGTTTCCACCACCAATAATAAAAGGTGATGAAGATCAGATGGTTCTTGAGGCTTTGTATCAAACACAGAAGATTGTACACCCACCGATAGGCACATCACCAAAAGAAAAATTACATGACGTATTGCATGCAAAAATAAACGGACCAAAAGCAACAAACGATGCAAGTTTTAAATCTGGCACTGTATTAATTGAAGAAGGATATGCGTATTTTAAATTTGATAAATTTTATGACAAACTTAAATCAAAGAATTGGAAGTACGGAGAAGACAAGACAGGTGTCATGATGAAAACAAATTACATGAAATGTGACATACAATTTTTAGAACAAAAGAGATTCCCATCAAAAGAAAAAGGTAAATATAATACACCTACAAAAAATATTGTAATGATAAGCATACAAGATTTCGAAGATATAAAAATAAACCACACAAAAATAAAACATAAGACGGAGATAATGTGATCAGAAAAATATTAGGTCCTCCAGGTACAGGTAAAACTACAACTTTAATTAAGTATGTAAAAACTTTTAAGAAACTAGGAACGCCAATAGATAGAATAGGATACTTTGCTTTTACAAAGAAGGCTGCAGAAGAAGCAATAGACAGAATGTTGGACGCATTCCCACAGCTACAGAAAAAAAATTTAAAACATTTTAGAACACTGCATTCACTTGCATTTGATAGACTAGGTTTAAAAAAATCTCAGGTCATGCAGGACGAGCATTACGAAGATATAGGTAGAAAGCTGGGTATTGAGGTTACAGTTTATTCAAATGGAGAAGAGAAGACAGGTTTTATAGACTCAGACAGTGAGTATTTTAACATAATAAATGCTGCAAGAATTAAAAATATAGAACCTGAAGAAGAGTACAATACAGATATGTACTCTGAAGACATAGATAAACACATGCTGCAAATACTAAAAGACGAGGTAGACAACTATAAGGATGCTTTTAAACTTGTTGATTTCAATGACATGATTGAAAAATTTAATGTGTCAGAATTGTGTCCAAAGTATGACGTAGTGTTTATAGACGAGGCACAGGACTTATCACCAATACAATGGAAAATGTACGATATACTGAAGAAAAATTCTAAACATGTTATACTAGCCGGTGATGATGATCAAGCCATTTACGGGTGGGCTGGCGCAGATGTAAAACGTTTTCAAAATGAACCAGCAAAAAGCATAGTATTACCATTATCATACAGAGTGCCACGATGTGTGCAAGATGTTGCAAATAAAATATTAGATAGAATACCGGACGATAGACGTATTAAAAAAAACTGGTTGCCAAGAGAAAGATGGATGGGAGAAAGTGTTGAGTATATTATGTCAATAGAGGACGCTGGGTTATGGTACGGTGAGTGGTTAATTCTTGCAAGAACTAACGATAAACTTTTAAAATTAAAACCAATATTAAAAGACATGGCTATTTATTTTGAAATAAAAGGTAAAAAGAGTTATAAAGTTAGATTGTATACAGCAATAAAAAATTACACCAGGTGGACAAACGGAGACAAATTATCTTTGTCTGAATGTAAAGATTTGTTTGAATTTTTAGAATTAGAATGGGTCATGAAAGAAGAAAGAATGTATGACTTGTCAGAATTTGGTTTTACACTAGACCAAAATTGGTATGAAGTATTTAAAGCTGATCCAGAAGAATGTCTATACATAAGAGAAATGTTACGTAATGAAGAAAAATTAAATAGTCCACCTCGAGTAAAACTATCTACAATACATGCAGCAAAAGGTGGTGAAGCAGAAAACGTTTTATTAATTTTAGATAACACAAAAAAAATAAGAGAAGCAGTAGATAAAAATGAAGACAAAGCAGATGAAGAACATCGCGTGTGGTACGTTGGTGTAACAAGAACAAAACGAAACCTATACATCATGGGTGCAAAACAGGAGGACAAAAGTTATGACATCGAAAGTTTGGGATAAGCAACACGGCGGGAGTCATTATAAAAATTTTAAGATTCAGCCAAGTAAGTTTGTGGTAGAGAATGAATTGCTATACCCAGAAGGTTGTGCTATAAAATATATAATTCGCCACAGGTTGAAAGGAAAAAAGCAAGATATATTAAAAGCAATGCATTTTTTAGAAATGATAATCGAAAGGGACTATGGAACCAAATAATCATATACCAGAGTACATGGGTTTATTTACTTGTTTGTGTCTTCTTTGTTATTTAGTATGAAGATACCAAAGTTTGAAGCACAGACTGAGTGGGTAAAACCCACAGAGTTTCCAGACTTACGTCAGGTTGATGAGATTGCAATTGACTTGGAAACAAAAGATCCTGATCTAATTAAAAAAGGATCTGGTTCTGTTATTGGCAGTGGTGAAGTTATAGGCATCGCCGTTGCAACAAAATATTTCAAAGGATACTTTCCTATTGCTCACGAAGGCGGTGGTAACATGGACAAGTCAAGAGTCTTGTCTTGGTTTAAAGATGTGCTTGAAGCACCATCAACAAAAATATTTCATAATGCAATGTACGATGTATGTTGGATTCGGGCCATGGGATTTAAAATTAACGGTGACATTGTCTGTACAATGATAGCTGCAGCTGTAACTGATGAGAACAGATTTCGTTATGATCTCAATAGTTTATCGTGGCACTACCTGGGTTATGGTAAGAACGAAGCCGCTCTTGCAGAAGCTGCATCTGAGTGGGGCATAGATCCAAAATCAGAAATGTATAAACTTCCATCAATGCATGTTGGTGCATATGCAGAACGAGATGCAGAGGCAACGTTTGGTTTATGGCAAGAAATGAAAAAAGAAATAATTAGTCAAGACTTAGAAGATATATTTGATCTTGAAACAGAATTGTTTCCATGTCTTGTAGACATGAGATTCAAAGGTGTACGTGTTGATATAGAACGTGCACACGCAATGAAAAAAAGATTTAAGACTGCAGAACAAGATTTACTTACAAAGATAAAAAGTGAAACAAATATTGATACACAGATCTGGGCAGCAAGATCAATTGCAAATGTATTTGATATGTTACGATTAGAATATCCACGTACAGAAAAAACAGCGGCACCAAGTTTTACAAAAAATTTTTTACAAGAACATAAACATCCTGTTGTTAGGATGATTGCACAGGCAAGAGAAATAAACAAAGCACACACAACTTTTATAGACTCTATTCTACGTTACGAACATAAAGGTAGAATACATGCTGAGATAAATCAGCTGAGATCACAAACCGGGGGCACGGTTACTGGTAGGTTCTCCTACCAGAATCCAAATCTACAACAGATACCAGCACGAAACAAAGAACTTGGACCAGCTATCCGAAGTCTGTTTATACCAGAAAAGGGCTGTAAATGGGGTTGTTTTGACTATTCTCAACAAGAGCCAAGACTTGTTGTGCACTATGCATCTTTATATAAATTACCATCAGTGTACGATGTTATAGAGTCTTACAACAATGACTCTAGCGCAGACTTTCACCAGACTGTTGCGGACATGGCGAAGATACCAAGATCACAAGCAAAGACAATTAATCTTGGTTTGTTTTATGGTATGGGTAAAGCAAAGCTACAAGCAGAGCTTGGTGTAACAAAAGAAAAAGCTGCAGAGTTATTTAACACGTATCACTCACGTGTACCATTTGTAAAACAACTTATGGAGAAAGCTTCTAACAGAGCACAAGATCGTGGACAGATAAGAACATTGCTGGGCAGACTATGTAGGTTTCATTTGTGGGAACCAAATAGTTTTGGTATGCATAAAGCTATGACTCATGAAGATGCACTCAGGGAACATGGACCAGGGATTAAACGTGCTTACACATACAAAGCATTAAATAAATTAATACAAGGGTCAGCAGCTGACATGACAAAA